CCACCCGACACAGCTTTTACAGCTACATTAACTTTATCTTCTAAATTGTCAAGGCGATACGGAACAACTTCTGTACTAATATCTATCGTTTCAGATGCTTTGTTAAATTCAGATGGATTTATAGAACCTAAAGCAGAGACTATGAAGTTCACACGCCTTTGCAAGAACTCACCTATCACCTCGGCATGATTTTGAACTTGCAAATGTGTCGAAAGAAACACGTAATCGAAAGCCACTCCCGACAAGGCATTTCCAGCACCGCTCAACTTTTCAAAACTGATTTGCGGTGTATTCGTCATAGAATATGCTTTCTCAAAGAGGGTTTCTACCTCAAATTTTACGGTGTCATTTGCCTGATTCCATGTCAGATACTGAGCATCCGCACCCTCACCTGTAAGTTTAACCATTCTATCCTTAACCTTACCCATGAAACCCTCTACATCACCAATTAGCTTCAATAGTGGGAAGAAATGGTAGTCTATACAATCAGCATAATTGGATAATAGTTTCTCCAACCGGACCCGGAAGGTCTTTATCTTCTTGCAATAAGGTTCAGGACGATAAGCATAGAGAACCGGTAGTTTTGGGAATCCATGAGCAAAAGGCGTTCTTTCTTCATACCCTTTAGACAAATCCCATTGATAAACCATTTTGTCCGTGATAGTCATAAAGCAGGTGACCTCCGAATCATCCATGAGCTTCTTTTTATACTCACGTGAGAAAGCAATCATTTTACCTTCATCGTTAAAGAACGGGTATAGCTTATCACCTCTGAATGGAGACCATAACACGCTTTTCAGTTTCTTGGTGGGCTTGACCTTGCCACCGAACGTAGTCTTAACTTTCTTCCAAAACTTTGCCCAAAACGAATCATCATCGGTAACATACCAATATTCTGCCGCTTCTTGTTCGGAGAGCCAGGCACGGACAATCTTCTTGTTTTGGTATTTGATTTTGTTGGATTTAAATACAGCCTTTACCGCATCCAGCAGCTTCTTTTCATCATCATCAGTCGGAATGCAATCCATAGACGGTTCTGTGCCGACCGTGAAAGCAGTTTGAATGTTCACTATATCTTGTTCCAATGGAATAGAAATACGGTTCACCGGTTCAGTCTTATACTTTGCTTCGATTTCATAAGTCTTACCAGTTTTTTCATCGAAAACTTTTTCGGATTCCTTATCAAGTACTTTTCTGTCCGGATACTTTTCTTTATCCACAATGATTTCGTGGCGTTCCGGATTCCAATCATCCCAAAGTTTGCAACGGTCGGGAAGTTCAGTCTTCCTACCTTTCTTCAGGTAGTTTATCTTCTGCCCGATGTCAGGCAATGCTAATATTTCTTCTAAATTCAATGGCATAGTTTATATTTTTAATGTGTGAATATTCCTGTTAAATCTTTCGGCTTCTGAATCTGACCAAGAAGCTCACCCAATACATAGTAACGTACAGCATCTATTCCGTGATTGTCATGGTCTTCCGGTTCGTTGATATAGTTCCCGTCCTTATCCTTTGCCCAAACATACTTTCTGAACTCGCTTTGCAAGTTGTACGAGCGTTTGGTTATATAAATCTCCATATCTTTCATTTTGTCAATTCCGGCATTGATAGAGCCTGCACCTTTCTCTACGGCATATATCTTGATTCCTCCGTTGTGTATCTCTTGAATCAAACGTGGGTCTGCGCTGTCAGCAATGACTTTCAATCCCCACGGGCGAAGAGTCTTGATGATGTCAGAAGAAAGCAATCCAGTACGGTAATCCACTTCATCCAAGTAAAGGGCGTTATCAACGATACCACAACGAATGGAAGCAGACGGGTCATGCGTATAACCGAAGTCTTGCCCGAAAGCAATTTTCTTTGCCCAAGCCGGGAACTCGTCAACAATTCCCCACTTCTTGAACACAGCACCTTCTGCAACGTCAGCCCACCGGCCGATAACCACATGAGCATACTTTTCAGGATTACTCACCTTCATATCTTCCACCTCTTTCAGGAACTCAGGAGAAAGGTTATCCAAGTTATCAAAATACGTAGTATGGATATGGAGCACATTCGGATGAGTGGAAATCTGAACCTGCACACCGTCAATCTCTACCAGCTTGTGAGTTTTCTCAATGTATTTCTTGTAGATGAAGTGATTGGAATCGCATGGGTTCATTATAATGATAATCCGGTTCTGAATACCCTTCTTGCGAATGGAGAGCATTATCTTGTCGAACTCATCTTCGCTTGTCCACTCTTCCGCTTCATCGCAGACGAAAGTCGTAATGCCTTGAATGGATTTCAGTTTTGCTGTCTGGTTCCCGGAAGAAGTCTTGATACCCCGAAACATGATACGGCTCTTAGTCATCTTATTGACTATGTCCGTCTTTGTGGTCTTGAAATATTTCGTGGTACCGTCCAAATCTATCTTCTCCATCATTTCGGGGATGATAGACATACCGGCAGAAACCATCGTGTAACGGGTGTAAAGAATCTGATGCACAATCTTCTCTACGGGAGTCATTTCAAAAGTCAACCGTTCAATGAAGGTAGAAGCATTGAAAGACTTTCCCGAACCACGACCTCCGGTGATAAGAATTATAAACTTTTCCTTATCCTCGTATAATGGATGGTAAATTTCTTGAGGTACTATCATTTCAATTTGTCTTTAATCCATGAATCAATAGAAATACCGTGGTCAATATCTGTTGGAATATCGGCATCTTCTGATTCTTCCCCAAAACCTTCGCTCTTTCCTAATGTAGAAAGCAAATAACGAATCATATAGCCGTCTGGACGTTCGCGCCAGCCCACAAAATTTCCACTCTCATCCTTTTCAGGAATACCCAATGCAAGAACACGGGCAGAAACCAAACATTCATCAACCAAAGCTCCACGCTCATCTGATATGGCATCTTTAAACTCAACATCCTCTTTCGCCCATTGGTATATTGTTTTCCGAGCTACTTTAAACGTAGCCGCAACCTTGGTTAGATTTCCACCAGATTTGCGGAGAATCTTCCTAAAATCATCTATATTAGGTTTCTTTGACATATCCTTACGTACGGGCGCGCGTATTTGTTACTTTCGTCACTTAATCAATTTCAACACTTCCTCTCCTTTGACAAACTTATCATCTGTGCTAATGCCAAGTAAGTCACAAAAGTTATCTTTAGCTTCATAGGAAGAAAAAGATAATGTTATAAAAGCTTCTTCATTCTGTTGTCTTTCTATTGCGGATTCTTTTACCTGCTGTTTGATGAATTTCATGTGTTCTTTTTTAGCTTCGTACGTCTTTTCATCCATTACAGGATTTTCTATTTCATCGAACGATGATACAGGAGATAATAGATCATCTAAAGAATCTGAGAAAGAAGGAATAGCTGTATTTATAGAAAGAATATCGTTGAGCTCCCCAATATCCAATCCCACATCCGTATAATCTATATCAGAGATATAACCAGCTATAAGGTCTATATCCGGTTTCGTGTTCCCTACTGCCATATATGTAAGCTGTTCCTTCTCAGTTTTATCATCTAAATTCACAACCTCTACCTTTACGTCATAATCAGTGCTTGGAGTACCATCGTATTTATAATGCAAATCCATTGCTTTTATCCTGCGATGCCCGTCTATAAGATTTCCCGATTTCTCATTCCATACGATACCGCCGAGGAAACCCACTTTTTGCAAGTTCTTCTTTTGCAGCTTCACCTTTTCATCCGAATGTCTTTTAGGGTTAATCGGATTAAGGTTTATTTGGGAACGTTTTATAACCCTTGTCTCACTTTGCTTTAGTTCTTTCATAATCGTATTCAAATAGTTTTCGTTCCACCAAAGGGTATTCATTTATAACTTTCTGCAAATCACCCGGAAATCTATTACGAAGAAAAAGAAGGTAGTTAATATCCGTTATGTCCGTTCCGGATGATTGATGCTTGGAATCGTATGATTCCGGTTTGATTAAACCAGCCCTGCTAATATAATCCATGACGTCTTTATTTTTGTATTCAGACAATGGATAACACTTCTTTTGCGCTTCATTAATTCCGTTCATGTCGTATGTACGTAGCATCAAACGCCTGTTCATTGAATCGGACTGCTTAAAGCCGAAGAAAGCCCACTCAATATTGTATTTCTCCCTTACTATATCTGTAAGCTGAGCCATGCTGTAAAGTTTCTGTTTCTCATTTTTCTCGCATCCCATATACCCAATGCGTCTATAGGAATAAACTGCAAAATGAGGAATCTGCACATACTTAACATTTGGATATTTATTACAAGCATAATTTATATAACGGTTAATATGAGATAAGTCTTTAACAACGTACATATAAACGCATACAATTTCTTTAAAGTATGGTGAAATAAGGTCTAAAAGGGCTATGCTGTCTTTACCCGATGCCGAGTGAAACAATATAACCCTGTCAGTCCTTTCGGCGATAGTTTTTATTATATCTATTGCCTTTTTCATCATCAAGCAATCCTACCACCTACCTTACGATTAATTCTCGCTCTTTGGGCTGCATTTCTACCCATAGATTGAAATCGTCCGGATTCATAATCTTTTCGGGTACGATACTTTCGACCACTTGCATCTGTTGCATACGTTTCTGGCATAATCTTTAATTTTAAATTAAACAATCCTTTTACTAAATAAGCAAAGCCACCCAAGTGGCTTATATTATTTCAAACCTGAATGGCTTATGATTTCACAAATATGCAAATAATAGAATAACGGCAACTCTTTAGGCGGATTCTTTTTAAACGCTTCTAATTGTTTGTCGAAATCGTGAAAATCAAATTCGTCGTGCATGAACTTTATCCCTTCTTCTGTTATTTCACCTATACCAATTTCATCAATGGCGACATCAAGTGTCCATGGTGCACCAGTACTATAAAAATGAATAGCTTCTATATCAGTCCTTAAAATAGGTTGACATTCTTGCTCGCGTCCAGCTTTTCTCAATTTCTCATTTTCGTCAACTTGAGCAAAGTCTGTGAACATCTTCTCATATTTGACGCTAAGCATACGTGTTTCTATGCTCTTTTTGCCATTCAAAATATCTAAAGCGTTTTCTTTTGTCATTATGAGCGAATACGCTTCTATCTCTTGACCATTATAATCAATCTTCATATCACTATATCGTTATAAAATTTGTACTATAAAAGATAGTACCACTAAGGTACAACCACAACCAAAGATAACGAAATATCTTCAACCGTTATTTATGACAATAGGCTTATTGTCGTAAACTAAGCCATTTATCCCGTTTTTCTCTGCACGCCTCTAAAGTAGGCGCACAACAAGAAAACAACTCACCATCTTCTGTACGATAGTCATATTGGTACATTCTCACTCTCTTACCTCTCAACCTGGTGTTGTAGGTACAATAATTCTCTTTACCGGGTTGGCATACACTGCAACCGTTTTTGTTTATTGAGTTCATCTTGATAATGGTTTTAATTCGTTGAAAGTCCACCCTGCTTGTTTTAGTTTCTGCAATCCGTCAGAAGATATGGCATATTCAACCGGGTGTTCAGTACAATCACCATATCCACCAAAATAAAATGTAGCCTTATGCGTGGCACCAAGCGATTGAATTTCTTTCACCTTTTGCTCTGTATTTCGCCAAAGCCATTCTTTGTTCTTATTAGAACTGTCCTCTTTGTCAATGACTACAAAATATCCTTCTATACACCCGTAATTATCAAATTCAGAGATATAGATATATTTTGCCTTTTCGACAATCTGCTTTTGTAGCCATTCTTCTGTTTCAGGATTGTCTCCGGGTAAAAGATAAACATCGAAGAGGCACGCACCCATATTTTTGCCTTTTTTCTCTACGCTGCCTTTTCTAAATAATTTAGGATTATCAATCACAAACTGCATCAAATCCGTTTTTCTTACTTTCAGTTCTTTGGCAAGTTCTGACAATAGGCAGTAGCGTTCATTGTTTGCCATTTTAAGAAGGTCAAATCTTCTTTTAATTTCTTGTATATCCATAATCATTCATTTTTAAGTAATTATATCAATAGGTCTCTTAGCGAACCAATAGCAATCCCAATCTAAGTAAACACATCTACCAGATGCACAAGGATCACAGAATCCTAATATTTCGAACGGACCAACTATACAGCCATAGCCATTAACAATATCAACTACCTGTCCTTTTACAAGCTCTTTATCTGTATTAGGCAAAACATCTGAAAGGTTATCATAGATTTTCAGATGTTTTGCATTAACCATATTTTCAAAATCTGCTTTATGGGATCGTCTCATAATCGTGTGTATTGTGGTAGCCCGAAGGCTACCCAGATTAAACTTAGAATTGTGGTAAATTGAAAAGGACTCTCTTCATGTTGATGCCACGTATCAGGCTTTTAAATGCACTTATTTTTATGCTTGCATCATTGATATTCATACCTCTGCTTCTCTCATGCCGCCAATCTATATAAAACTTCTCAACGCCACATTCAGGCCATAAATCAATAATACGATTTACCTTATTCGTCAAATCTGTAAGATATTTAATCTGCTTGTCTGTTGCTAACATATCTTATATTATTGCGCAGGGCTTTCGCCCTGCTGGTTAAACTTATAACTTTTCTATTTTGAGATTTTTATTTATGCCTATTGCGTTTCTCAGAAAGTCACCAGCCTGTTCTACTGACATATTCAACTTCTTCTGAACCAAGATAAGCATACAGGCTACTTGCTCTTGTGTATTCAGATTGCCCTGCGCAAACTCTGACATGATGAACTTTTCTATTGTTCTCTGTTTAATTACTGATGTTGCCATAATCATATATCTTTTAATTGTTATTACTTCTTGTTTGATGATGCAAATGTAAATGATATATTTGACACTGCAAACAAAATAAGAAATAATATTCTTTCTTTTAACTTTATTTTGTAAATGATATATTTGACACTAT